AATTTGATCGTGACGAACTAGCAAACGTAGCCCTTGAAGCTCGCGCCAACTTCTTCAAGGCGATGCGCGAAATGAAAGTATTCAGCGCTAACGATGTTCGCGCCGAGCTTGGGTATTCCAGGCTTACTCCCGAGCAAGGCGGCGATGACTATGCAAATCCAAATATCGCGGAAGCATTGCTACAAACTGAACCCATAGTTTAATTATGAAGCCATTACAAAACATTCAAGAGCGTCGATTTATTCCTTCGGGTTTAGAACTCCGTATGGAAGATGGCGAAGATTCAAAGCAAAAGATCAGAGGATATGCCGCTGTGTTTAATAAAGAGTCAGAGAATCTAGGTAGCGCTGATTATCAATTCCGCGAGATCCTACTTCCTGGCGCCTTTGATGATGTCCTAAAAGATGACGTTCGCGCTCTATTCAACCATGATTCATCCGCTATCCTTGCACGCTCTAAGAACGGAGAAGGATCACTACAAATCGCAGTCGATGCAACTGGACTCTTTTATGAATTTGAAGCGCCAGATACACAAGTTGGACGCGACCTAGTAACAAGCCTGAAGCGCGGCGATGTCGATCAGTCATCCTTTTCGTTTACTGTTTCCAGAGATGGCCAAAAGTTCGAAGAAACAAGAGAAGGCGACGGGCCGACATTTACAACTAGAACCATTAGTAAGATCGCCCGCTTATTTGATGTCTCGCCGGTTACTTACCCAGCATACCCCGATGCAACGGTTGCGCTCCGCAGCCTAGAAGAATTTCGCGAAGAGGAAAAACCGGAACCAATTTCGGAGCCTCCAAGCGTTGACCACTCCATGACCCACAGGCAGCGGGCGTTGGATCTAATCGACAAGACTGCCAAAACCACGTAAATATATGAAACTAAAAGAACTGCAAGAAAAGCGCGGTAGTCTTGTCAAAGACGCTCGCAACATCCTCGACCTAGCCAGCGCCGATAATCGCGCTCTGACTGCGGACGAACAAACATCGTATGCTGCAATCGAAGCCAGCATTGACGCAGCCGGAAGCACCATCGATGCAGAGATGCGCCAGATGGCTCGCGAAAGCCAATCAGCTCCGACATTTACTAAGGGCGAGCAAAAGGATCTTAATTCCTTTGATCTTGGCAAGGTTCTCCGCGCTATGAATCGCGGAAGTGGAGGCGCTCCTTTGGATGGCTACGAAGCCGAAATGATCCAGCAAGGAGAGGCGGAAGCGCGCACCGCTGGCCTAAGCGTCAACGGCGTTGCTCTTCCTAAAATGCTCCTGGTAGGCAAAGAATCCCGCGCGGTGATGGCAACATCAAGCGCCGAAAAAGGCGGAGAGATTGTATCGACTATCAAGCAAGGTTTGCTTGGCGATTTCTATAACTCTTCTGTGTTGGAACAGGCCGGCGCTCTAGTCCTTAACGGATTACAAAGCAACTTGGACCTCCCTCGATATATCAAAGGAACCGATCCAGTCAAGAAGACCGAGAACGCAGTCGCTGGACAATCTGATGGCACCTTTGACGCTCTATCGCTTACTCCTAAGCGTCTTGCTGCATTTATCGACATTAGCGACCAGCTCTTAGTGCAATCGTCTAACATTCTCGAAGCGTTCATCGGTGGCCAACTCCGCAGTCAGTTTAACTCGGTAAAGGAAACCGCGTTTTTCCACGGCGGCGGATCTAACGAGCCTACTGGTATCGCTGCGACCACCGGAATCGGTAACGTAGCAGGCGGAACTAACGGAGCAGCTCCGACCTACGCAAACCTCGTCGACCTGTGGAAACAGGTTGCTGGCGATAATGCAGACATCGGCGCGATCAGCTATTTTATGAATACCGCGACAATCGGCAAGCTACTTCAGACTGTGAAGGTTGCTTCTACCGATTCCATCATGGTTCTAAATGATCTGACATCCGGCATTCTCGGTCGTCCTGTCCGATCGTCTAACTCGGTCAGCTCTACCCTCAGCAAGGGGACATCGACAGGCAACGCTTCCGCGATCTTCTACGGTAACGCCAATGACTTCGTTGTCGGTTACTGGGGCGGCGTGATGCTTGAGATGGTCCGTGATACAGTCGGAGCAAAAGCAGGTCAGCGCACGCTCGTCGCTAACACCTACTATGATGCTGGCGTTCTTCGCCCGCAATCGTTCGCTGCAATGCTCGACGCATTACCAGCCTAAACCCTAACTCGGCGGGGAGGTTCAACCCCTCTCCGCCCTTCCTCTTTCCTTTCAAAATTATGAGCAATCAAGAAAAGCAATTTGTTAGGTTCACCCGCAACGTATGCGCCGAATCTAACGGCTATTCCAAAGGCGACATCGCTGCATTTAGCGCGAAAACATGCGCCGAATTGTTCTCCGTTCGCGCAGCTGAACCCTTTACCCCACCCGAGAAAGCCACGCGAGAAACCGCAGCTCTTTCGGATAATCCCAAGAGAAAATCTAAGAAGTAAATGCGTCCGCAATACTCCATATCTATACATCCTACGAGCGAGCCGATCACGTTAGCGCAAGCAAGCGATCATCTCCGCGTGGATAGCACCGACGACCAGAGCTATATCAGCGATCTGATTAGCGTTGCTCGCGAGTATTTCGACGCTGTAACGGGCCGATCATCTGCACCAGCTACCTACGTTCTAACGGCGGAAACATGGGAGGACTTGTTTGACCCGAGCCGCCAGCAAGAAAGAGGACTGCTTAGAAACAATGGATTCGATTATTCAAACTTAAACTATAGCAACTTCAGCAACTATGTAATTCAGATTTTTCGGACACCTCTAGTTTCGGTCCAATCTATCAAATATTACGATGCGACAACCGGAAATCTTACCACACTAGATCCGACACAGTATCGAGTTATTACAGGTGCGGAACCTGGGCGAGTTCAATTAGTCGAATCACAGCCTGCTATTAAGGACCGTATCGACGCTATTCAAATTACTTTCGTGGCGGGCAATGATTCCCCGCCTGCTATGAGCCGCCATGGTATCAAGATGCTCGTCGCTAACTTCTACGAGCAAAGAGTTCCCATTGCCTTTGCGAGCGCCTCAGAGATCCCCTACACGCTCCGAGCTATCATCGAAAACCAAAAAGTTGGAGGTCATTTCTGATGACTAACCCAGGCAAAATGGATCGCAGGATTGCAATTCAGAGGCGAACAATCACTCAGGATGCAGCGGGTGGCAACGTGGAAACATGGTCCTTACAAGCAAACGCATGGGCTGAAAAAGTGGATCAACATGGAAAAGAATCCGAGATAGCTAACGCTGACCGTGCCGAAGACGAGACGCAATTCCGAGTGCGATACAAATCATTTCTCGAAGGAGTTACATCCGCATCAGGCTACCGTATCACATACAAGGGCCAGACATTTGATATAACGCACGTCAAGGAAGGCGGTCGTCGCGATACGCAACTGATAACGTCCAAAACTACGGAGGGAATATCATGAGCGACGGCATCAAGGTAAAGTTTCATGGCATGAAGGAACTGGACAAGGCCATACAGCGCCTCCCTGAAGCTCTTAAAAAGAGAGCGTATCGCTCAGTCCTTTCGACTGGCGCTAGAGTCATAGCTAAACATATTAAGCGGAATATCCCAAAGGATACCGGAAACCTAAAGCGCTCAATCGGAATAAAGGTCAATCCAAAATCAAAAACTCCATGGGCAAGGATTGGTCCTAAGCGCGGCGTATCGACTACCGAAGGAGGTAAGCAGGTTCGCGTTACTGACTACGCAAAGAACGTAGAACAGGGAACAGCTACAACCGCAGCACAGCCATATATCAGGCCAGGTATCGATTCATCTGGCAGCGAGGTAATGACTAAGATGACCGCCGGCCTAAACCGCTTTATGGCTCGGGCCGTAGCTAGTGCAAGGAGGAAGGCATGAGCTGGCAATCTGACATAAAAGACGCAATGCTATCAGACGCTGCATTAGTTGCAATAATTGGGAATAGGCTATCGATGGATCAAGCGAATGGAGACAAAGCTATCGCTCCTTACATAGTTATACAGGCAATCTCTGAAACCGGCGAAACTTCTCACGATGGAACCCGCGAAGTATCATTTCCGCTAGTTCAATTCTCTTGCTGGGCATCTGGTAAAGCCGCGGCGATCGCGCTTGCCTCAGCGCTCAAAACAGCCATCGAAGGCAAGAATCTGCCAGGATCATCCAACGCATCTCTTAGTTTTTCAAATCAGCGCTCATCCCGCGATCAGCAAACCAAGCTCTTCGGGGAGCAGATCGATTACCGAATTTCATGCAATACAAACTAATCTCAAACCACAAATAAGGAACTAATAAAATGGCTATAAAATCATTCGGTGTAACCGTCAAAATCAATACCATCCTAATCGGAGGACTTATGGAAGTAACACCCGGCGGTCGCGATGTAAACTTCATTGACACCACCTCTCACGACTCAGCAGGAGGCAACCGCGAGTTTATCGGCGGGCTAACCGACAACGGAACGCTAGAACTAGGAGGAAACTTCGTCCTCGCTGATGTTGGGCAAGTCGAGCTTCGCGAAGAGCAAGGCGAAATTGCTGCTATCATCGTTACGTTCTCGGACCTATCGACCAGCACATTTAGCGCGGTTGTTGGAGCTTTCAATATCGGCAATCCACTAGACGACAAAGTTGATTTCTCAATCTCATTAAAAGTCACCGGCGCAATCGTAATCGCAGCAGCTCCATAATATGAGCCACGAAACAATCATCGGAGGGCGCAATGTATCGCTTACATGGTCGCAGGAGATTGCGAAACGATTCCGTTTCCGTCTCTCGGCCATTGGTGGCCATCCTACGACGCGGGAACTAACCTCACCAGCAACCGCAGACGCAGCCGTTTGCAAGCTGCTGTGGGCTATGCTACCCACGCAGGAGATAGGCCGATACCCAACTCCCGAGGATTTGTTTGTTGCTATTGATCAGGACTCCGAAAGCGAATCAATCGGAATAGCCATCCGTGGAGTCTATGCCGACATGGAGCCGACACCGGAAAAAAAAACTACTACAAAGAAATCGCCTTCGCGAAAATAGAGCTATGCATATCTGAGTCCGACTGGAACCAATCACACCCCGAGCAATGCAGCCAATATATCGAAGCATGGAAAACGAAGGAACTCCGAGCAGACGCCCGGGTGGCTTCCCTTCAACATATTATCGCTGTATCGGGAGGAGTTAAAATCAAAAACAGAAATGCAAGGTTTGAGGATTTCATGCCGCAATCGAAAAAGAAAAGAGTCAGTCCCGAAGTGGCTGAAGCAAGACTCAAAACAACCCTAGAAGCGTGGTCAAAAAAGAATAAATAAATGGCATCAAGATCAATAGGAGGAGTTTTTGCAGAGCTTACGTTAAGGGACGCTAAGTTTCGCGGCGGTATCAAAAAGGCAGGTGCAGCGCTAAAAAAATTTGGAGGCATGGCTATCAAGGCGGGGGCGGTTGCAGCCGGAGCCATGGCGGCGGGTCTAGTCGTCGGGACCAAAAAGACCATAGCTATGGGAGCAGAGCTTGATCACCTTAGCTCGCAAACAGGCGTTGCAGTAGCTGACCTGATGCGCATCCAGCAGGCGTATAAGGACAACGGAAAGTCAGCTGAGAGCGCAGGGAAAGACATAAACAAAATGCAGCGTGCCATCAAGGAGGCTGCGGATGATCCGGGTGGATCGATGGACTTTTTTGCCGAAATGGGTTTGAGCGCTGCAAAGCTCATGGAGATGAACCCAACTCAGCAGTTTGAGGCTATCGGGAAAGCCATAAACGGAGTTGAGAACCGGACAAAAAGAACCGCGCTCGCGATGGACATCTTTGGGCGTTCGGGAGGTCAACTGCTTACGGTATTCAGCGGGTCTAACATGGATGATGTCAACACGTCACTAGGTCGCATGCCAGAAATCATGCAGGAGTTTAGTGGAGAGATGGAGAGGGCTGATACTTTGCTAGGCCGGCTTCCTAATAAATCGGACCAGTTCTTTGCAGGTTTTACAGGGGGCATTATAAATCAACTTATACCTTCACTTGAAACTGTAAATGGTTTTGACTTTACCACATTAGGAGAAAGCCTAGGCAAAAGTTTAGGCGATGTAATTGCACACGCAGCATTTCTTATCGGAACTCTAATGGACATTCCAGAATATGGATTTAGTGGAGCGATAGATAGAAATTCCGCAGCATTTGATCTAATAAAGCAGGAGCAAGACGAAGCGGCTGCTGAAAGGAAAAGGATTGCTAATGAAGAATTAGCATACGCAGCAGCTCGTAGACAAGAACACCTAGCGGCGCCTGACTTTATTGAGCCTATAGTAGAAAAGGCGGCGATTGCTAAGGTTCCTAATATGAGAGAATCTGATCGCAACATAGACGATTACCAACGAAGCGGCCTATCGCTTAGCAAGGACCCCGGCAAGGTGCAAGACAAGGTTTTAAAAGTGCAACAAGAGATTCGCGATATTCTCAACTCCGCAAAAACAGACGGGCAACTCAACTGGGCAATGTAAATGGCAGACGAATCAATACTTACATTCAAGAAGCCAAGTTTTCCTCAAACAGTTAAAGGTGAAAATAGCACGACCACGACCATCGAATACATAGGTCCGTCCGCAATTATCGACGCCGCATTGCCATTTGTGGGTCAATTATGGGGAAACTACCCGGGATCAGTTAAAAGCGTTACCGATAACCCAACCGAAAGGGGCGGTTTTACCGATGCAACAGTTACGCTTGAGCTAACGATTGACAGCGAGGACGCGGAGCCAGGGGAGCTTATATCCATTAGTTACGAAATCCGATGGGTAAACGTCGAGCGATCTATGTTTGAGCATCCTCAGTTTGCTATTGGCGAAGGCGGGGCAAACGAATTAACTACGGGAGATATTAAGGACATTAAAAGTTGGGAATTGCCAGAGAACACAAAGGAGGACCGCGAGCTTTATCAATATTCGGAGGAAGGTTCACAAGGTCCTTTAATTATTGAACTATCGACAAACGGCAGGTTATTTGCTCGCGGAATTGAGCTAGGTCAGGAAACTTGGACAGACAAAGCGCCGGTAGCCACCAAGATCAGCGGGTATGTGGGTGGTCCACCACCAGAGACGGACGCTGGAACAAAGCAAGATCCGGTAGGAGTCCTCAACATTCCAATCGGATATGAATGGCGAAAGGAAACCGCAGACTCAACACGGGCCGGCGGAGAGATTAGATGGAACCTAACAGAGGAGTGGCTCGGAGCCAAAAAGGTTCTGGTCGATAAAAATGAAATCTACTGGGATGCACCATTATGAGAACTCCTGAATTACCTAAAGATAAAGGGAGCGTATTGAAAGACTTTCTCGCATGGATGAAGTTTTGCAAGGCATCACGGATTGTAAGCGTTATTGGAGGACAACTTAAAGAGTCACCCAATGGCGCGACTTTAGTTATCAACCGGCAGCCGAGTCAGTCTAGCGCGCGAACGCCAATCGGAAAACTGCTAATCACGGGAGGCTCTGAGGCCGGCAAATACCGGATCACGAACGGCGTGGTGAACTCGGTGGCGCCCACCCTTGGAGGGGTATTACTGAGCCACACCACACCCCCGCAGTTCACAGTCACGGCCACAACTCACGCCTGGGTGAAATGCGTAGGGACTTTTGGCACGCCGGATAGCTACGTCATTACGATCCACGCCCAAACCGCAGCAGGCGTGCCAGACGGGACTGATATCACGGGTGCTGGATTCACCTCGTTTTATTACATCGGTGAAGTCGAGTTCACAGCGGGATCACCCGCAACTTACGTAATTGCAAACCAGCACGGCGGCGGGAATCTCGGCGTCGATTCATGGGGACTTTACAACCTTTGGTGGAGGGCTTGAATCATGTCGCTGGAACCAAGAAATTTTGTTTGCGATGGGCCGGATGTTTTTGCGAAGCTGACCATATCACCAAGCCCGGCACCAAACGCGACAGAGGCCTCGCCAATATACACATCTATTGATGCACAGGTTGCAGTTTCGGGATCATATGTTGATGGGACTAAGACCTTTGACTTTTCCCACACAACGTCAATTACCACCCTCACAAGGGTGGCGGCAAGGGATGGCTCCACAGTAACAATTGAAAACCTAGAGATAGAACGGGATCACAATGTCAGCGCATACGCGGATATCGCAGCGGAACCCGTCCCCGGCGCAAATGAGACAATTATGATAGGGAGGGGATTATTATCAGGCTCCGGGTTAGTGGTCCCATTTGATCCGCCGAATTTATCTAGTTCCCTTCTTGAAGAAGTGGCGGAAATTGGAACAGTAACCGATACTGCACCAGATCCGGACACCACAACTGCGATTGAGGGTCTTCTATCGGTTTTCGCCCCATACTTTACCGGCACGATATCAGGCGGAGATTTAAAAATGGTGGTAAGGATGGACGGGCTTATCTTTGTCGGCACTGCGGCGGAATACCCTGTAAGCTTCACAAAGGAAATCGACGCATCCGCATGGGGCAGCCCCGATTTCCGAGACATCCGAGGAACCTACAGCCAAACCGATACCGACTCGAACGGCATCGAATACGTCTGGAGCGTCACCGTCGGCTAATTTCACCCTTGCCTTAACGCAACAAATTCGCAATAACAAA